TATCGTCGGCAGCGTCAGATGTGTATAAGAGACAGACTATACCGTTTACGAGTTTCTTTATGTCCATGATGTGGTCCTTTATTTACGGTGTTTCTTCGGAGTAAACTTCTCTTTAGCTTTTAATTTTGCAAAGCGGAGAGCATTTTCAAGAGATGCTTTCATGTACTCCCGTGTTTCCGGATCCATCGGTTCTCCGCCGTTATACATAGCAATAGAATCCTGACCGTCCATATCATTTAAAATATCGGACAGTCTTTTTTGAATATCTTTTTCGTCCTTTTTTGTAAGAGCGGGGCGAAGAGACATATGAGAAGACTTATCATCATCGGTTAATCCCATCATATACGATGGGGTAACTTGAAATAACTTAGCCAATTTTGAAATCAATGATCGTTTGGGATTAACAAGCAAGCCGTGCTCATATTTGTATATAGCTGCTTTTTGCAACCCTACATATTCTGCAACTTCCTGCTGTGTTAGTTTATTCTTTTTTCTTAAAGTATAAAGGATATCTTTAAATTCCATATGCATCACCATCCTTTCGTGTCTTGATTATACCATAAAATTTTTCGAAAACAAGAAAAAGTATCTTGACAAGACACAAAAACGGATATACAATCAAGGTGTCCTGAAAAGATACTAAAAGAAGGTGAGGTGAAAAAAATGAATAAACCATTGATGAGAGCCGAAATGATGAAATATGGAGATAGTCAAAGAGATTTAGCAAATGCATTAGGGATAAGCCTATCTCGATTAAATCTAAAAATCAACGGTGGGGCAGATTTTAGACAGGCAGAAATACTTTTCATAAAAGATAGGTATAAATTAAAGCCGGAAGAAATAGACGCTATTTTTTTTAACGAAAGAGTATCCTAAAAAGACACAAAATATATTTTTAAAAGAAAGGAAGGGAGGTAAGAAAAATGGAAGAAAAGAAATTGAAAAAGAGCCATTATAGGTTAGAAAAAGGCTCTTCATCAATCGTTGTAGCAATGAAAGGAATTATTATCTATGCCGATAAGATTAATATTTCACAGTTAAGAGGAATGTAAAAATGACAAACGAAGAAAGAATGTTGGCATTTAGACAAATGACGCAGGAAGAGAAAAATGAAATGCTGTTTGAGGCGGTTACTGATCTCCAAAAGATAGCAAATGCATACGCGGCGGCACTTGAAATATTAGGTAAAAAAGCCAACGAATTTCACCTTGAAGCTTCCGCAGTTGTTATAGAAAAACTCAAGTAACACAAGAAATGAAATTCTGTCCTAATGTAGTTATTTTGCCACACATTGGTTTAAATACGATTTTGTGATCATTTAGTAGTTTTTTGATATCAGAAACCTTTTCGAGAGAAGCTATAAATTCTTGAAGAATTGGAATATCTGAATCATATGCATGAGGATCAGTGAAACACATGGATTGATTGATAGAGATTATTCCCTGCATAGAAAGATTGTCCACTACCGCGCTAATTTGGTTTAGCGTATCGTAACCAATTAAATCTAAAAGGTTTTCTATAAGGACTAATTTGTTACTAAGTGAAAATCCTATTCCGCTTAGTTGCAATATATCCGGTAAATTGCCATTGTGCGTAAGGTCAAAGTTCTTTTGTATACGCACTTCATAAATACGGAAATCAAGATTTTTGTTGAAGAGATCTGATGATAAAGCTTTAGCATCTATTGGACTTAAGCTCTTGATGATATTAACAAAAACCGGGTGAACAGCATGGTCCATGTCTGTATTCATGGATGACGCCAGCAGATTAACAAACATATTGTGTAGATACTCACAGTTTGGCGCGGAATAGGTAAACATGTCTTGCATTAGCGGAAGCACCATATATGGTGCGGGTGATTTGAGCTTATCTTCAGGAATGGAATCAAGTTTCTTTGCCAGTTTCTTATGGGTCTTTTCTAAGCAATAGTCGATATATTCCCTGCCATACAAAATAGGGAATCCACCAATTTTGATCAAACTCCCGCAAACATGATCAAGTGCATTCATTGTGTTAGGGATAATTTCCCCAGTGGCATTCAAAACTTTAGATGCATCAATTTTTATATCCATATTATTTTGCTCCTTTCTGCTCACAGTATAGCAAAAAGGGAGTGAATAAAAAATCAGAGAGGATGAGAGTCGATAAATATGCTTACTAATACAAAAGATTTCTGCAAGGCAACCGGATATCCGGTTACAACGATACGGATGCTATGCAGGATAGGAGAGATACCGTTCATTCCATCGGGGAAAGCGTATCTGTTTGATCCGAAAGATGCGGAAGAGGCTATCCGGCGGAAGATGGAAGAGAATGCGCAGAAACGGAAAATGAAACAAAGCGGATATGATTTCCGGGCGGAAGTTAGAAAGATGAGAGCGTAAAAATGGTAGATAAAATGATGAATTATTTATGGCTGGCGGTTTTCGTGACAATGATTATTGCGGTTGCGGAGAAATTATCATGCTTAAATTTATAACCGCATTCATGATTATCGTCGGTATCGCTGGGTATGCAGTACAGCCAGAGCCACCGTCAATCTCATACGCGGTGAACATTTCAAAAGGCGAAACATTATGGGATGTATGTGACCGCGTTTCCGGCGGGCGGGAAAATCTCCAAGAGTTAGTCTGGAGAACCGCGAAAGAAAACAATATCAAAGACCCGGGAACATTACAGCCCGGACAAGAAATCGTTGTCAAAGTGAGGGAAATCCAAAATGTACGAACTGAATATACAAGCAGATAACGAATTAAAGGAATTTATTGTTTCCGTAAAAGGAACAGATGACAAATTCGTTTCAATAGCAGTAGCCGTTGCAATTGATTATCTGTACCGCAGTGGGTGTCCAGATGAATTAATACAAAGGGTAGCAAGTATAAATCCGGAAACTCGAAAGGGAATTGCTTATGCAATGAAACAATGCTTTATCAAACGGGAAAAAATAATCAAAGGAGAAGAAACATGGAACGAGAATATCCGTATATAGAAGGTCAGTTACTCTACATCGCTCACCCTTACGGAGGTGATGAGACGAACAAAGAGAAAGTACAAACGTATTTAAAAATGTTGCAAGCGAAATACCCAGAAAAAACATTGTTTTCCCCATTGCACAACTGGGGATATGCACCATATGACAAGGAGCATCAGCATAAGCCGATGAAAGATTGTCTTGAAGTACTGCAGCGATGCAACGCGCTTATCCTCTGCGGAAACTGGAGAGAAAGCCGAGGTTGTAATCAGGAATATGCCGCTGCCTATGTAATGGATATGCAAATCTATGAAATGAAACCGACGGGGGAAATATGCAGCGTAGACTGATATGCCACGAGTGTGGGAAAGCAATTCCCGCCGAATATGTGATGTGGACGAAAGACGGAAAAGGAAACATGGTTCCTGTCCATCGGGATTGTTCATTCTACGTTTATCGAGCCGATGAGACATGGAGATATTCAAAGAAAAGGAGAAAAAAGTGAGATTCAAACTACCGGACGCGGCATTCCGAAAACTATGCCGGCTTGTCAAACAAAGGGACGAGGAGCTGGCGGAAACATACCAGTCTATTATCGGAGAGTGGCCGCCGTCACGCGGGGAAGTCCACCATGCGAAACACGCGGGCAGCGGGGGACCGGACAAAGAGGATAATCTTATCCATCTGTCATACGAAACGCACCGTTTCAAAGCACACGGACTCTCCGGCACGAGAAAACAATACATGGATGAACAAATCAAAACATATCTTAACTGTCATGCGGTTAAAGAATGGAGAAAAGAACATGAAATGGAACTGCAGGAACTTTATAAAACGGAAGAAGAACGAAGAATCAAAAAGAAAAGAGCAGGATGTATTCCGAAAAAACCCAAATGGGCGAAGTACTGACATATATCTTTTGTGGGATAACGTCCGAAAGTCTTCTATCGGCTGGCTGATAGAAGAAACACCGGATAAAGAACGGCTGATACCACAGAAAGAAATGCCGGTATTTTTTATGGATGAAAACAATACATATACATCATCCAGCGGACGAAAATTCAAGATAATAAAAAATCCCCGTGGGCATTGGATCGTCCAAAACGGAGACAGAAAAGAAAGGGTGAGCATAGAGTGGCAGTTATGAAATTAGCAGGCGGGGAAACGGTAGAAGTTTACCGCAACAGGAAATGCCGTGTATGCAAAGCAAAAGTATTCCAGACCGTATGCTGCAGAAAAGAAAAAGCCAATATATGTCAGGAACACTGTAGAAAATGCGAACATTACCTGGACTTTATGCAGAGATGCATATACCGGGAAAAGACAGAAGAACCAGAAGAAGAAAACAACGAAAAAGAAGAAAAATAAAACCGCCCAGGGAAGAATCCTGAGCGGAAGTGCCGTAGCACCAAACTACTATATAAATTATAAGTGAAACGGCACAAAATGTCAAGAAAAAAAGGGAGTTCAGCCCCTTTTGAGGACTTGATATAGTAGTTAATTCTTGGAACAGGAATTTAAAAAAGTGCCGTACCGAAAAGAAATATTTCAAGCCCCCGGAATTTATGAAGTGAAAAAATATCACACATATCGATTAGGGGGTAACAGAGTCAGAGGTCCAAATATTCAAAAAACAGATGATGGACTCAAGAAAAGAAACTCCCGCCGGGCGAAAACAAAACTCTACCGGCTCATAGCAACGAATTTTAAAAGAGATGATTTGCGTATTGACTTGACATATGCAAATCCGGAGCCGCCAGCAGAAGAAGCAAAAAACAGAATAAGAAAATTTATCAGAGACCTCCGCAAAAAATATAAAAAGAAAAATGCGGAACTGAAATACATCTACGTCACAGAACATGTCCGCCATCGAGTACATCATCACATCTTGATTAATGACTGCGGAATATCAAGATCAGAAATCAATGAATGCTGGCCGTGGGCAAAATTCAATTACAGATCATTTCGGTACTTTGACGGGAGCCCAGAAGACTGCATGAGACTTGCGGAATATTTTGTAAAAGAAACCGATGAAGAAATTCGAAATGAAAATGCCGTACAGAAAATCCGGTGGGTACCATCTAAAAATCTGAAGCAGCCAAACGTGAAAAAGGTAACAATCTACGCCAGGAAATGGAAAAACAATCCGGCACCGAAAAAGGGATACCAGATAGTCAAAGTAGAAAGCGGCTACACAGCAGACGGATTTCCTTATCAGTTTTACAGAATGTACAAAGTAAACGAAAGGAACGTATGGCCAATCACGCAGTCAAGAGTACCGAAGAAGAAAAAAGAATGTACTGTGAAACAGGCAAGAGACAAGCCGAGGAGAAGAACATGAAAACATACATGGAATTTTTGAAAGACAAAGTGATAAAAGCACCTATCTCAGGAATAGAAGTCAGTCCGACGGATATCAGTCACGCATTGAAACCGCATCAGAGAGATGCTGTTTTGTGGGCGCTCAAGGGCGGGCGCAGGGCATTGTTTGAAGCATTCGGGCTGGGGAAAAGTATTCAGCAGCTGGAATGGTGCCGTGTACTCATCGAGAAAATAGGAGGAAAAGCATTGATTGTCTGCCCGCTAGGCGTCAAGCAGGAATTTGCGGAAGACGCGGTTCATCTGCTCAATATCCCAGCTCCGACATATGTAAGAAATATGGAAGAAGTCAAAGCCGCAGACAATAGAATTCTGATTACAAACTACGAAAGAATCCGCGACGGAGATATAGATCCCCATTACTTCACAGCCTGCAGCTTAGATGAAGCGTCCGTTTTAAGAAGCTTCGGTAGCAAAACATACCAGACATTTCTGCCAAAATTCAAAGGCGTGAAATACAAACTTGTTGCCACGGCTACACCCGCACCAAACAAATATAAAGAATTAATTCACTATGGTGGATATTTAGAAATCATGGATACGGGACAAGCATTGACACGATTCTTTCAGCGGGACAGTACAAAAGCAAACAATCTCACACTCTATCCGCATAAAGAAAAAGAATTCTGGCTGTGGCTGTCTACCTGGGCACTGTTTATTCAAAAGCCCTCTGATCTGGGGTATAGCGACGAAGGATATAACCTTCCGCCGCTGCAAGTGAATTACCACATGCTGGCAAATACAAAACCCGTGAATGAAGAAGAAAAGAACGGGCAGGTCAAACTTATAAAAGACTTTGCCGTGGGACTTTCGGCAGCGGCCAGAGAGAAAAGAGAAAGCATTGATATTCGGCTGGCAGAAACAAAACGGATTATAGACGAATCACCTGATGAACATTTCATTATATGGCACGATCTGGAAAGCGAGCGGCATGCCATCAAACATGCAATCCCAGAAGCTAAATTTATCTACGGCTCACAGAATATGGAAGAACGGGAGAAAAACACCATAGGATTCTCACGTGGAGATTTCCGCATTCTGGCAACAAAAAAAGAGCTTTCAGGAAGCGGGTGTAACTTCCAAAAACATTGTCATAGACAGATATTCATGGGAATTGACTATGAATTTAATGACTTCATTCAGGCAATACACAGGTGTTACCGCTTCCTGCAAACAAAACCTGTCATCATAGACATCATATACATGGAAACAGAACAGCAGGTACTAGAAGTACTGAAAAAGAAATGGGAGCAATATAACAAACTCACGGAAAGCATGGAAGAAATAGTCAGGAAATATGGACTGTCACGAAATGACGCTATAGTTGAAATGCAAAGGGGTATAGGCGTGGAAGAAGTCATAACAAAAGGGAAAAACTACATCGCGATACATGGTGACTGTGTTGAAGAAACGGGGGAAATGCAAGATAACTCAGTAGACATGCTTCTTACATCAATTCCGTTTGGAAACCACTATGAATACTGTGCAAGCTATAACGATTTCGGGCATAACGAAAATACAGACAAATTTTTTGAGCAAATGGATTATTTAACGCCGAATTTGCTTAGAATTTTGAAGCCAGGAAGAGTATATGCATGCCACGTAAAAGACCGTGTACTATTCGGGAACGCAACGGGAACAGGCATGCCAACCATAGAACCGTTCCACGCGTTGACTATTATGCATTACATGAAACACGGCTTCCAATTCTTCGGCATGATAACCGTCATAACCGACGTGGTTCGGGAGAACAATCAGACATACCGTCTTGGATGGACGGAGCAGTGCAAGGACGGCACAAAAATGGGAGTGGGCTGCCCGGAATACATCCTGCTGTTCAGAAAGCTCCCTACGGATACATCAAGAGCCTATGCAGATACACCTGTCACAAAGAGTAAAGAAGAATATACCCGCGGGCAATGGCAATTAGACGCTCATGCATTCTGGAGAAGCAGCGGAAACAGGCAATTGTCCGTTGACGACCTGAAAGACATGCCAATATCGGATATACGCAAACTGTACAACAAATACAGTAAAGAAACCGTGTATGACTTTGATAAACATGTAGAGCTGGCCAATGCGATGGACGAAAAAAACAAACTGCCCGCCACATTTATGTGCATAGATCCCGCAAGCTGGTCTCCTGACGTGTGGGACGATGTAAACCGTATGAGAACACTCAACACAGAACAATCACAAAGGAGAAAACAAATGCACCTCTGCCCTCTCCAGTTTGACATAGTAGACAGACTGATTAACCGGTACACAAACGAAGGAGAAACCGTGCTTGACCCCTTCGGCGGACTGATGACAGTACCGCTGGAAGCCATGAAAGCAGGGCGGAAAGGCATAGGAATAGAACTCAATCCGGAATACTACCGTGACGGATGCTGGTATCTCAAGCGGGAAGAAGACAACCAGGAAACACCAACACTCTTTGATTTCATGGAGGTATAAATGAACGAAATAGATTATATCAATGCATATAAAGGTTATAGGAAATGGCAGAAGCTTGTATACGGTATGATCCCGTGCAGAGTGGGAAGAGCAATTACCGCCATGGTAACCATAGCCGGTGTAGTAATATTGGCGTCACTGATAACACTGATTACCAGTCCGATAGTCATCATAAAAGCAGCAATTAAGAAAGTATATGAAGATGGTCTGCAAGAAATCATGATGGCCATTGAATTTAAAAGAATAAAAAACGGATATGAACAGTACATAAAAGATATAGGAGGCATTCAATGACAGATACAGAAGAAATACTGAAAATATCCCGAGGATTTCCGGCGGAACCATATAGCAATACAGAACTGTTTAACGCTATGGCGGCGTACCTGATCGGCGGTACAACCATCATCCATGGAAAGAAAATACGCGGAGTAAAATCACGGAAAACAAATCTGAAAAGAGCGGCGGCACTGCTTATACATGAAATTAACAGAATAGACGAGGCAGAAGAATGAACTACATCAAACCATTTACAGACATATTCGGTATCAAGCCTGGAGAAGAATTCGGCATATTATTTCCGGCGGAGAAGAGAGTATCAAAACACTTCTATATAGATGAAAGGAAAGGCTTGATGGTGCTGGTCGGGAAGAACTGGACAAAAGCCAACGGAACGCTAATAGAAAAGATCCTCATTGGAGATGTTGAAATCAGAAAGCTAAAAAAGAAAGGAGCATAACAATGTTTAGAAACTTATGGATTATTTTATTTTCGGCGGTATTTATATGCGGGCTAACAGAAATTATAAAAGCGGAATGGGTAACGACAGAACTCACAGTATACACACCTTATGAATGTCCGAATGAACACACTGCATCCGGAACGATACCGACTGAAGGCAGAACCATAGCGTGTAACTGGCTGCCGTTCGGAACACAAGTACAGATATACGGACACTGGTACACCGTGGAAGACCGGGGCGGCATGGAAGGCATAGACATATTTAAAAACTCATACGATGAAGCGATAGAGTTCGGACGTAGGAATGCGGAAGTATACATAGAGAGGTAAGAAGATGAACACAGTACAAATCACAGGGAATCTTGCCAAAGATCCAATTATCAGAGCAACAAAGACAGGGAAAGCCGTAGCGTCATTTTCCGTGGGTGTAAGTAAGAGAATCACAAAAACGAACGGGGATATTTTAGATCTGACTGATTGGGTCAATGTAACCGCATGGGGGAAACTGGCAGAAGCCGCCGGTAATGAACTCACAAAAGGAAGCTATGTATTTATCGAAGGGCGGTACGCTACCAGGTCATATGACACTCCGGACGGACAGAGACGGTATGTAACAGAAGTGGTAGCGAATATGATTGCAAAACCGATTGGAAGTAACATGCAGTCAGGAAATGCAGGCGTTTCCGGCGGAACATCTGTAACGCAATTTTCCGCACCAGTGAAATTTGAAGACATGGGCACTGTGAGCAAAGAGCCGGGATATAATCAGCCAGAATATGAACAAGATGAAATCCCGTTTTAAAGGAGGACGAAATGGATAGATTAATTGACGTAGCGAGTGTAGTGATATTTATCAGCATGATAATGTATGCCGCAATTAAACTCGACGAAGCGGCGAAAAAACTGCGAGATGAAGAAGAGCGGATTTATGAAGAAAGGAAACTGAAATGAGAAGAGGTTTTGAAAAAGTAAGCGGATATGAATATGTAAACTTGCCACATAGAAAGACAAAGCAATCAGCGGGGTATGACATTGAAAGTGCCGTTGATGATGTAATCACACCCGGCGAGACAAAATTGATTCCAACAGGATTAAAAGCATATATGTGTGAAAATGAATGGATGGGAATCTATATAAGATCAAGCATTGCGGTTAAGCATGGAATTGTTTTGGCAAACAGTGTAGCGGTAATTGATTCAGACTACTACAACAATCCGGACAACGAAGGACATATCATGTTGCCAATTAGAAATGTATCAGGAATGCCTTATACAGTAAAAAAAGGAGACAGAATCGCACAAGGAATATTTCATCGATATTACAAGGTGGATGGCGACAGCGCTGATGGTGATAGGACCGGCGGTATAGGGAGTACAGGGAAATAAAGCTACATGAAAAAGAGGGAAAAATGAAAAAGATAGAGATAACTTTTGACGAAAAAGGAACGCACATTAACGTCAGCGAAATCGGGAAAGATGAAATAAAAAGTGCCGCCTATGCATTACTACATAAGATGCATGAAGATTTTGACGTGTCAAACAGAGAAATAGTAGTAATTATTGATGATTTTTTTTATCAAATAGAGTACGAAACATGAGTAAAAGTAAAGAAGAAGCAGTAATGCAATATGCAATAGCAGAACACTTTGGTAATAAAAATATTGTAATACCGAATGTTAGCTTTGCGAGAACATCATGCAGAATAGAAAAATATGATAAAGACGGTTGCTTTATCGGATATGAATACCCGTTTGCTGGAGTTACACATGAAGCCGATTTAATATGGCTAAATGAAAATGATTATTTAACGGAGGTTGAAATCAAAGCCAGTTATAGTGACTTCTTAGCAGATTTTAAAAAGAATGAGAATCACATGACAAAGTACACGAAGGCAATCTATTATGCATTTCCGCATAACATGTACAAAGAAAATGAGGGGAAAATCAAGAAAGTGTTGCTTGAAAAATTTTCAAAAGCAGGAGTAATTATTGTTGATGCAGAAGAAATGGCAGTAGACATAATAAAGAATTCTGAACATTTCAATGTTGAAAAGATACCGATTGAAGTAAAAATTAGGTTGATGCGGATCGGGTGTCAGAAATGGTGGAGGAGAAAATGAAACAAGAAAAGGAAGAATGGGTAATAGGAATTGGTGGAGATCATTTTAACTGTGATGATACATATCCAAGCAAAGAAGAAGCAATAAAGGCGGGACGCAAGGAAATCATGAATGCTAAACCGTATAATCAAGAACCTTATGCAGGTTATTCAGAGGTTTTTAATGATTATATTTATAACGATATTATATGTTTCTATGTTGGGCGATTAACAAGACCCGAGCCAAAAGCAGACATTGACAACATAATCGAAGACCTGGCGAATGATGAAAGTTATATTTACGGTGTATGTTACGATGGTTTTCTTGAAGACGTCACAGAGGAACAAAAGAAAGATCTTGAAAAAGAAATAAACAAAGTTATTCAGAATTGGCTTGATAAATACGACTTGAGAGATTATGGATTTTTAATTAAAAATATGGAGATGGTGAGAGTATGAAAACACTAAAAGAAGAAGTAATTGAATTACTAATGAAAAGAATTGGCGTTGCAGAAAATGAAGAATTTGAAGCTCAATTTGTACATGAAGAATGCCAGGTCAATAAGTTTTGTAACGGAGAATTGCTTACAAAAATTAATGAAGAATGGCGTGATGATTTAAAATGGGTGGTTTTTGTAAAATATTTCGATGTCTATGAATTTAAAGTAATTCCGTTTAAGCCGAAAATCGGAGATAAATATTGGTGGGTAGAAGTTGACGGTAAAGTATGTAGTGACATATCTGAACGAGGTTGTACGTTTGACTGCATGGCAATGGCAATAGGAAACTGCTTTAGAACAAAAGAATTAGCAGAGGCGCACAAAGAAGAAATTTTAAAAATCCTGAAAGGAGAAGGTCATGAATGAACCAATAATAAGCCCATGGATATTCTATTGGATTGAAGTGATAGACGCACTCAAAACACCTCTCTGGATGATGATTGTAATGAGTGGCGCCGTACGGGTATTTTTACAAGCCCTTTTGATGGATCCAGATTATGAGCCACAGCCAAGGGAAGAAAAAAGAGTACGTTGGTGGGCAAAAATGATAACAATGTTTCTGGCACTTGCGATTCCGTTAAACTTTTTGCTTCCGTCGAAAGAAACCATGTATAAAATGGTTGCAGCCAGTTATATTACCAAAGAGAATATAGATGTTGTAGGAGATGAAATAGACAAAATTACAGACAAAATTATTGAAAAAATAAACAAGAGGGACAAATGATAAAAAACTTTAAAACCGGACGGGAATATCTACAGGAGATATATAATCAACATCGGAGGTATTTATCGGTGCAAAGGGAGCTTGCGGAATGTAAAGCACATATTTATCAAATAAAAGGGCAGAGATATGAAAAAGACAAGGTTTCCGGCGGAATACAGCCCGACCTATCAGACAGAGTAATACTCGTAGAAAAATACAAAGAAATGGTTGAGCAAGAACATGAAGAGCTCATTATCATGAGGATAGAAGCACGAAGACTGATAGACATGATAAAAAACGATGACGAAAAAACAATACTGCGGGAATGGTATTTAAATCACAGGTCATATAGAGCAATATCAAGAACAATACGCATAAGCAGGAATAATATCACAAAAACAAAAGAAGCGGCAGAAGTAAGCTTTGAGATAGTATTTCAAAAACTGAAAAGAAAGATACATATTGACAATAAATAAAAAAAGAAATCCATCGAAAGGTGGATTTTTTCAATAAAAAAATAAAAATGCTTGACAATACATAAGAAAAGATGTATAATAAATACAGAAAGGAGGTGAGAATGATAGAAAAGCAAGACTGGCAATGGCTAATTACAATCATGATTAGCGTAATCGTCCAAATATGGGCGGTGAAAGCCACAAAGCAAAAGCCCTCAAATCGGAAACGGCGTAAACGAAACCGATAAGAAGGGCAACGGGTAGGAGGGCGCAAGCCCTCTACTACCTGTATTATATCACAGGAGGTAGAGAAAATGAAAACATATGATATTGTATTTGCTATAGCTGCTATTATGGGTCTATATTTTATAGACTTAGACAAGCATGGTATTGAATGTTTGATAAGCGGTTTAGTTATCGGAGGATATGTAGGATGGAGAATGTCAAAATAATTGAAGAGGTTATGACGACCGCGGAAGCGGCGGCGTTATGGAACATACCTGTTGTCACAGTCAAACAGGCATGCTCTGGACAAAGAGGGTATCCATCGAGGTTTACAGGTGAAGAGTGCCGAAAGTCAGGGCATATCTGGTTGGTGACACGTGCGGGAATGGAGCGGGTTTATGGAAAGATTTAATCAAAATATAATAAAAAAATGCCAAAAAAGCCAAAAAGACCAAAAAAGACAGAGTAAGGTGTGATAAGATTAAGATGCGAAAATTGAATAGAAGAACTGCAAAGCCATGTAGCCGCTCAGAAATGGGCGGCTTTTGCATTTATTTCCGGCGGTACAAACTGCCTGACGGGAGCAACATGAGAAGAGCATTGCGCGAATGTGGACATCCTGGATGCCACGTATTAACAAGAGAAAGCTATTGCGATAAACATAAACAATTGCACATAAGAAATCAGAAAGAGTTTGAACGGGAGTCGCCATCGAAACGAGGATACAATTACAAGTGGACGAAAGCGCGCAAGGCTTTTTTGGCACAGCATCCGTTCTGTGAATGTCCAGCGTGTAAAGTATCAAGGCATCCGCTGCCGGCTAATGTAGTTGACCACATCATTCCGCATCGCGGTAATCAAGAGCTTTTTTGGGATGAAAGTAACTGGCAGGCAATGAACAAGAGATGTCACGACAAGAAAACAGCAAGAGAAAACGGCGGATTTGGAAATAAAATTAAAGCTTGACAGACTACCCCCGGGGCAAAAATGTTTTGACCGGGTGCGACAGTACCGTGCGCCTCCTCTTTTGTGAAAAAAGTTCGGGAAATGGACCTTACATTATACTCATGCGTTAAGATGTCAATTATGCGCAAATAGCAACGTTAAAAAGAAAGGAGGAATAACATGGCCGGGCGTCCAGCAAAACCTATTGATTTGCACATAGTTTCAGGCAATCCGAGTCACCTGACGAAAGCGGAAATTGCACACAGAAAAAAATCAGAAATACATCTCGGAGAACAGAAATTAGTATGCCCGGCTTATGTAAAATCTAACAAAGAAGCATACAAAAAATGGAAAGAAATCAAGAAACTTTACACCGGTTTCAAATTCGTTTCATCGGCGGACATCGGAGTGATTGCGAGGTACTGCATGGCGTTTGCGCAGTACATAGATTTGATAGAACGCCGGGACATGATCGCCCGAATAGAATTAACCGGTGAAGAAACGACGGCAACGCAGGAAATTCTCGAAGCAGAATACAGTCAACGCAAGGCCGCCAAGCTCTACGAGAAGATAGAGTACATTTTATCTACCGGCGGCATAATGGCGATGGATAAAGCAATTAACGCGAAAATGGCGGCGCTTGTACAGATGGAAGATAGATTGTTCCTTTCACCGCTTGCAAAAGTAAAAAATGTACCGAAAGAACCTGAAAAAAAAGACGAAGACCCGCTAAGTAAAAGGGGTTTTGATGTATGACGCTGAAACAAGAGTTGATCAGGTATAGTAAGAAATGCATAAAAGACAAAACGCATATATGCCAAAAACACAGGTGGGCATGTATGCGTTTTTTGCGGGATATAGAAAAAGAAGGTACAAAAAAATTTCCGTATGTCTTTGACGAAGAAAGAGCAGAGAGATTTTTCGCATGGGCAGCCATGCACAAACACACGAAAGGAATCTTAGCCGGACAGCCTATTATTTTTGAGCCTATCCGGCGGTTTATTTTTGGAAATATCTATGGTTGGATCAATAAAGATACGGGGCTTAGGCGTTTTAAAAAAGCGTATTGGCAGGTGGGTAGGAAAAATGCGAAATCACAATCACTCGCCATAGTCGGTGACTATGAAATGATGGCCATGGGGGAGCCGATGTCAGAAGTATACATTGGGGCTACGAAAAGTATCCAGTCTAAAATCATCTACAATGAAATTTTAGCGATGCTTAGGCGATGGCCGGAAATGAAAGGAAAGTGGAAAGAAAGCTATGGTACCATTCAACACTTAAAAAGTGACTCTATCATTCGGGCGCTGTCAAAAGACGACGGGAAGACCGGGGACGGTCTAAATCCGCAGTGCGGTCTGATTGACGAGTATCACGCACACCCGACGTCCGAAATATTAGATGTTATCGACACCGGCATGATAGCAAGAAAACAGCCGCTGTTGTTTATCATCACAACGGCCGGTACGAACTTCGGAGGACCGTGTTACAGAGTAGAATATCCGCTCGTAGAAAAGATCCTCAATCCGGACATTGATTATGACGTGCCGGATTATTTCTGTATGGTCAATGAGCTGGATAAAGATAAAGAAGGAAACCTGATTGATGATGTCAAAGACGAAAAATGCTGGATAAAAGCAAACCCGATTGTAGCAACATACCCGGAAGGCATTGCGAATATAAGGAGCGCGTTGAAAGTGGCAGTAGAAACACCAGAAAAAATGTCATCATTTCTCACGAAAAACATGAATATCTGGAACCAGCAGTCCGGGGCGTCGTACATGGACATGGGGAAATGGAACACCAGAGGACGGATAGAAAGTTATAACTTATACGGATTGGACGCATATGTCGGCATGGATTTATCAAGCAAGGTCGATTTGACATCCATTGGACTGGTTATTCCAGTTAAAGAGGATGCCGGGACGAAGTATATTGTCATCGGTCACAGCTTCATTCCGGAAGAAACGCTGCAGCGAAAAATAAAAACAGACAGAGTGCCATATGACTACTATGCTCATGGTGGCTGGCTGACGGTCAATCCGGGAGAAGTAGTCGATTATCGATACATGACAAAATGGATGATAGAAACTGCAGAAGAGCTGGGACTGAACATTAAAGAAATCTGCTATGACCCGTACAATGCGACGTATTATGCGCAGGAACTTGAAAAACTGGAGTATACATGTGTCGAAGTCCGGCAGGGCATGATGACTTTATCCGAACCGACAAAATCATTTAGAGAAAATGCGTATCAGGGAAACATTTTGCATTTTGAAAATCCGCTGCTTGACTGGTCAATCAGTAACGCGGTCACAAAAAAAGACCAAAACGAAAACATCATGCTTGACAAAGAAAAATCAACAAACAGAATTGACCCGATAGCGTCGGTAATCAATGCGTTTACACGTGCGCGGATTATCGAAGAAGACGATATGAGTGCTTATATTTTGAGCGACGATTTCAGCTTATAAAGGAGGACATGTGAAAAAGATATTGTATGTGATTGACGACATTTTTCTGTTCGTCGGGTGCATTTTAATGATTGCCGGCGGAGTATTGATATCTCCCGTGGTCGCGGTATATACCGCGGCTATAGAGTGCCTGATTTTGGCATTTATTTTTGCTAAAGCGCAGAGAGGCGGTGGTAAATAATGCTTTTACGACAGCTTTTTTCAAACCCGACAGACTCGGGTACACTGCTTAGCCCTGCAGACTGGCTCATATCCGCCATTAACGGGGACGGTGTAACGGCAGCAACTGCAAGTAAAAACAGTAACATTTATACGTGCGTTAATATTTTGGCTGACGACATCGGTAAACTGCCGATTCACACGTTCAGGACCGGCGGGAAAAAAACGGAAGGGATGAAACATCCTGTCGCTAAGCTGCTGTATAAACGGCCGAACCAGCTTATGACGCCGCTTGCGTTCAAACGAACGCTGCAATATCACATGGGATTTTACGGAAACGCCATTGCATATATTGAATGGGGGACGGACGGCTATCCGAAATCGCTATGGCCGCTTGACCCGACGAAAACGACGATCCGATTAAACGCGGCCACTGGAACGCTGACATATACGACAAGCGATGCAAAAGGGGCGATGTACCATCTACAGCCGCATGATGTCTTGCATTTTTATGAAATGTCAAAAGATGGGCTCATCGGCGTGCCGAAATGGCGGACGTTGATTGATGAGCTGGACAGCCAGAACGCAATCAAGAAATTTCAGAGTCAGTTCTACAAAAACGGCACACTGACGCACGGCGTGCTGCAGGCGGCATCAAAAATCAATCCGGAGGCTAAAAAGAAACTTCGACAGGAATGGGAGAAAATCAACGGCGGTATAGATAATGCCGGACGAGTAGCAGTTCTCGACTTAGGAATGGAATATAAGTCGCTTGGTATGCAGCTTGATCAGGCACAATTTATCGAAACACAGAAATTCGGTATTAACGAAGTTGCCAAAGTCTACCGAATCCCACCGCATAAACTGGCACAGCTGGACCGCGCGACGTATGCCAATGCCGAAGCGATGAGCCTCGATTACATCAAAACAACGCTTCTTCCGATATTCACGTCATGGGAACAGGAAATCAATTATAAGCTGTTCACCGAACCGGAAAGAGAAAACTATTATGTGAAATTCAACGCTGCCGCTGAACTTAGAGGCGACAGTAAGGCAAGAGCTGAATACTATAAAGACATGCTCTATGCCGGAATTTACACATTAAATGAAATCCGCGACATGGAAGAGATGGAATGTATAGGCGACGTAGGGGATATTCATCTCGCATCGCTCAATTATACAGACATTACCGTTCTGAAAGATTTGCAATTAGCAAAAGCGAAGAGCGGAACACTAAAAGGAGGTGATGATAATGGGGAAAATGGAAAGAAGAATCAATCAGATTCAGTTTGAAATTCGGACACTGGACGACGGTAAAACTATCATCTTGGAGGGGTATGCTCTCAAGTTCGGAAAACGGTCGGAAGATTTCGGAGGCGTTGATGAAATATTAGAGCGGGGATGTCTTGATAAAACGGACATGTCTAACGTCGTAGCGCTGATTAATCACGACCCGAACTATCCGCTGGCAAGAAATACCGTTCGCGAAGGACCGGGACACCTGGAATTAACAGTGGATGATACGGGGTTGCGGTTTAGCTTGATTCCGACCGATACGGCTTACGCTAAAGACTTAATGACGAATATGGCAGCCGGCGTTGTCAATCAGTGTTCTTTTGCATTCACGTTGGCGGAAAGCGGCGCGGACTGGTCATATGAAAGTGAGAAAGACATGTATCACCGGGCAGTCAAGCATATCGAGCGACTATGGGATGTGTCAATCGTTACAACACCGGCATACCCGGACACCGAAGCGCAAGCCGTACAGCGATCAATGCAAGAATCGAAAGAAGCATACGTTAATTCTTTAAAAGAAGAACAGGAAAATGTCCGAAAACGGAAGCTCAATATAGAGCTGGAATTGTTAAATCAATAATTGCCGCCGAACGGCGGTTTTTTAAATGGAGGTAAAAGAAATGACAGAAAAAGAAAGAGAATTGCGCCAGAAAATGGCGAAAGTAACCGAAGAAATCCGCGCGTTAATGGCAGATAAAAAACTTGACGAAGCGGAAAGTAAAACAGCTGAATTAAGAGAACTCAAAAGGCAGCTGGAGATTGAACAAACGCTGGCAGATGTTCCGGCAACGGTTCCCCCGGCGGCACGCGCGGCAGAAATCACCGACGAAGAAAAAAGAGATCTTATGTTCAGCGGGCTTGTGAAAGAGATTAAGCGCCAGATGCCGACGGACGCGGAAGCCGAAGTACTGAAAGAAGCAAGAGCCGGTATGAAAGCAGGGGTAGACGCCGACGGCGGGCTTATCGTTCCGCAAGACATCTCAACTAAAATCAACGAACTCAAGAGAGCGTTAAATCCGCTGGACCAGCTTGTCATGATTACGCCCACAACCACTATGACGGGGTCACGCGTCATGGAAAAATGGGCAGAAATGACGCCGCTTGAAAGCGTCGATGAAATGGCAACAATCAAAGAAATCGACGGTCCGAAATTTGAAAAAATCGCATACGCGATCAAAAAATATGCAGGCATTCTTCCGATTTCAAAAGAGATGTTGTCTGACACAGACCAGAATCTCATTTCTTATGTGAGTGCGTGGTTTGCTAAGAAAGATGTGGTCACAAGAAATAGCTTGATCATCGCAATCATGAAAACGCTGGCAAAGAAACCTGTTGCTAATGTAGACAGCTTGAAAGACATTCTGAATGTGGATCTTGACCCGGCGATTTCTTTGACGTCCGGTATCGTTACCAATCAGGACGGGTTTAATTTCTTAGACAAGTTGAAAGACTCCGAAGGGCGCTACCTGCTTCAGCCGAATCCGCTCAATCCGACACAGAAACTGTTGTTTGCTCATCCGGTTACCGTTGTCAGCAATAAGTACCTGCCGAGTGCGACATCTCCGAAGAAAGTGGCGCCGATTATTGTCGGGTCTCTGGCGGATGCAATCGTACTCTTTGACCGCCAGCTTATTACACTCGAAGGCACAGGTATCGGCGGGAACTCATTTATTCGCGATTCTTACGATATCAAGGCAATTACAAGGCTTGACGTTAAAGCGTTTGACAGTGCCGCAGCAGTATATGGCGAGCTGACGCTTGCATAAGGAGGTATTATGAGCATTCTGGATGGCGTTAAAGCGTATCTGCGGGTTGACGGAAACCAGGAAGACGAGGTCATCCGGACACTCATTGATACAGCTAAAACGTTTATTTTACAGGGGACGGGCGTTGAAGTCAAAGAGACTGACGCCCAGTCCGTACTCTGCATGCATATGATCGTAGGGTACTGGTACGAAAACAGAAACGCAGTAGGACAGGGGGCAGAATTACCGTTCACAATTACCGCCCAGCTGCTGCAATTAGAAACGAGAGGTGAATGACATGCTGGTAAAAGCACTAGAGAAAATTATCATAAACGGAGCAATCGTCGATGCCGGCGAGACGTACGACGGAACAGCGGAAGAATTAACTGCCTACATTTCCGGTGGATATGTAGAAGTACTTGAACAGGATGAAGACATGGAAGACGATCCGGCGGACAATCAGAATGAAGAAGTAGATCAGGAAGTAGATCAGGAAGATGAAGAGCCGGAGGAAACCCCAAAGGAAAAACCGAAGACAACGAGAATGGCTGTCAGGCGCATGAAGAAAACCGGAGCGTAAAGTATGAATATCGGGAAGATGCGCCACAGGATAGCGCTTAAAAAGCCTATTATCGGTGAGGATGTAGGATTTGGCTCCGTTATCGAATGGAAAGATGTCGGATCCGTGTGGGCGGAATTCTTGAAACAACGTATTACCCCGAGCGCGATTATAGGAGACGGCACGGCTGTCTTGATAACGCAAGGGATAAGAATACGGCCACGAGAAATCGAAAAAGGATGGCATGTTGAAGAAAGCGGACGGACGTATAAGGTGATAGACGTAGATCGTTCGGATCCTGCCGTTTACGTATTAACAACAGAGGCGGTAGAAACATGAGCAGGCGCGGAATCGATATCAAGATGTTTTCAGGAGAGGTAATCCAAAAAGCGGCTAACGACATTAAACGCTACGATAAGGAAACGCAAGGGAAAGTCAGGAATGTCATTGCGAAAGGAACGATAGCAGTTATGAAAGCGGCTATTATAAAAGCGCCGATGGGGCCTACCGGAAGCCTGAAAGCAGGAATCCATTCCGAAATGGAACGAGAAAAGCCGCAGGGAATAGTGAAGAGCGACGCCCCGCATTCGCATCTCGTAGAATTCGGGACAGTTGAACGTATAACATCCAACGATCCGAGAAAAGGCAAAAAAGCCATGCGAATAAACGATAAATTCGTAAGCGGAGTTATTCGCACAGGGAAGATGCCGAAGCGTCCGTTTATGCGGCCGGCAATGATGCAGGAACGGGGCAAGATTGAAAATGAAATGGAGAAAATATTTAAATGAGACTTATCAGAGACGTACCGTCAACCGTTCTCAAGATGGCGGTTTTTAAATTGCTGAAAGAAGGTCAAACGATACCGATTCACGGCTCAGTTCCTAAGGGTGCAAAACTTCCTTATATCACCTTAGGCGCGGCTACGTTCAAACCGTTATCAAATAAAGATCTGATTATCTGGGACGCATCCTTGAATGTAGAAGTATGGGCAGGGGAGGATGGAAAAAAGCAAGTCAATGAAACGCTAAACGATATATGCGCGCTGATATCTGCTTACGGATGCGATATGGAGCTGCCTCAATATCGGATTAATAGTACACAAATTGATCTGGTAGAGGACTTTCCGGAGGTATCAACAGGCTATCACGGCACAGTAACAATATTATTTACTATTCAGAATTTTAACAAGAAAGAGGTATAAAAATGGCTAAATTATCAGCAGAAGAACTTAAGAAACTCCCGATATATGAAGGGACATCTATGGCTACAGCGGGGAAAGATACCTTGCTGTATATAGATAAAGCAACAACCACAGGGAAAAAGCCGACATGGGTACTTGTCGGAGGACAGAGAAACTCCCCAGTAGAATACAAAGCGGATTCTATTGATGGATCTCATAAGACTTCCGGCGGATGGGGAGAAACTCTCGCGGGTCCGAAATCTTGGAGTATCAGCTATACAGGCTTGCTTGTAATGGATGACGCAGCACTCTCAATCATGGAATATGCATTCCACCACGACATCCCGATTCATGTAAAAATCGCATATCCGGATAAGACCTGCCAGACCGGATGGGTTACTATTTCCGATTTCACAAAGGACGTATCCCACGACGGGGTAGCTACCGTTGCTGCTACGTTAAACGGAAAGGGACCGATTTCTGAAATTGCCGCAGACGATGTTACCGGAGGCTAATTATGCGTAAACCGATAGAAATCAAAATTGGAGAGTCAAGGTATCAGTTGCTGTATACGGTAAGAAGCCTTGAGAGATTTGAGCAGTATCTCGGAACGTCTCTCTTTTCAGTTATAAGTTCCGTGCTTGTTAACGGCGCGGTCGGAATGGTACAGAGTGCAACAATACACTTTATCATTTCCGGCTTGCGAGCCGGACTTTTAAACCAGCCGAAAAAATTTGATGCTTATGATTTCGTGGATATGTACTGTGAAAACGGCGGAAACATCGGAGAACTCGCAAAATACATTGTAGATGCGGTGGTTGAATCTGGACTTTTTACACAGGGGACGCCGAAAAAAGAGGCGCCGATGAAAAAGAAGAATCACCGATAAAGACATTTGAAGACTGGATGCGGTATGCAGAACCGATAGCATACCGCATCGGTTTCAAACCGCCTGAATTTCCGCGGTTAACGCCGTTTGAATTCTATAGATATCTGGAGGCGAGCGACGAACGTCGACGCTTGCAGGATTACCGCGTGGCGTACTTCATTTCATGGCTAATGTCCCCGCAGCTGAAAAAACCGATAGAACCGCATGAGATTGCGGACCCGTTATGGATTACGGAAGAAGATAAAGTGAAAAATGCAAAAAAAGAAATGGAATATTTGAAAAAAGTATTCAATTTGGAGGGAGGTGCATAAATGTCTACAATTTCTGATTTACAGCTTAAAATTGGCGCAGACTCGTCCGGGCTGCAAAAAGAATTAAACAAAGTACCGGGGGCTGTCAAGACAGCATTTAAGGTGAATCCGGTAAAAGACATGCAGTCCGCGTTGGAAGGAACCACGGGAAGTCTTGAAACGCTAATCGGTAAATTTGGCGGAATGGCGGCATTGGCCGCATCGGGATTCGGATTGACGAATCTGATAAAGGGTGCCGTCGAGGCGGGGAACAGAACATACGAACTCGCACAAAGGCTGCAAATAACTAACGCTGAAGCTGCAAAATTCTCAAGAATACTCAAGTTGACCGGCGGTGACAGCGAACTTGCAGGGAAAGCGTTTATGCGCCTTGACTCGACAATCAAAGGAAGCGGAGAGGCGGCAGAAAAGACAAGAGCTGTCTTAAGTGCCGTAGGTGTTACTCTGACAGATCAGAACGGTAAACTGTTGCCTCTTAATGACCAGCTTGCGCAGCTGGCGGCAGGTTATCAAAAAGCGTCACAGGCGGGATATGCTCAGGAATTTATCATGAATACACTGGGCGCCCGTGGTCTGACGCTTGTTAAAACCCTGCAAAACTATAATGAAGCATCAGAAAATGCGGCAAAAATCAAAGGCTTAGGACTTGACGCAAAGCAGATGCATGAAATAAGCGTAGAGCTTGATGTAGTGCAGGCACAGCTCGGACAGCTCGCTATTGCGGGCGGGGCTATACTTGCGCCGGTAGCGAAAGAAGTATTGCCGCCGATTTTAGAGGGATTGGCATCAACTGCTAAATATATAGCGGAAAACAAGGAAAATCTGCTGTCGCTGACGAAGACACTGGTAGCTTTTACGGTGGCGTATAAGACACTGCAGGCATTGCAAAAAGCAAGATCAGCAATGGGATCGCTTGCGTCGATTGGAACTGGAGACGTTTCAGAAGATGCGCTAACAGTACAGCAAGAGAAAAGCATTGCACGCCGGATAAAAAACATAGAAAAAGCGGCAATGGCAGAAGAAAAAGCATATTTGAAGACTCTTAGTACAGCGCAGATGACAGACGCTGAAAAAGAGGCAAGCTACTCAAAATACTGTGTTATGCGAGAAGCTAAAGCGGCTGAAACCGCAAGAGTAGAAGCAGCACGCATGACAGCCGCGTATCAGGAAATCAATATGCAGGCCCGGCAGTCGGCAGCAGTGCAGGCGAGCGCGGCAAATACAGCAGCCGGTGCACATAAAGCCGCAGCAGGGAAGATGGTTGCGGCTAATACGGCGGCCAGTGCGTCGAGCAATATGCTGGCGGCGGAACAGACCGCGGTTACCGTTGCTACACAACAGACCGGAAAAGCCGCTGTGGATACCGGTATCAGAATGAGCACAGCAGCGAGAGGGTCACTCGGTCCGTTGCGTCAGGCGGCAAGTGCGGTATGGGCACTGGCTGGAGGATGGCTGGGTGTGGCTGCTGCTATTGTAGCCGCAACGTATAAGCTGTATGAATTCCATCAGGAAGAGAAGAGAGAGGCAGAAAACGCACAGTATGTAAACGTAAACGGTAAAGATTACTACTACAGCGAAAAAGACAACACGATGATCCGTGTCAAAGAAAATGGGACACGGATGAATGTTTATAGTCAGGAGGAAAATGACGAAGCCAAAGCGGCATGGGATAGGAAGTATGCTGCCGCTAACGAGAACTCTAAAAAACTTCACGAAAAATATGGTGACGGAACCAACATTGACAAAGGGGCTATAAATTCACAAATTGAGGCTTTAAAGGCTGCTTTTGAATCGGGAACATCTGCGACAAAAGATAATACAAAAGCGATTAAGGAAGCCAAAACGTATCAAGTAGAAGCGCCAATCGGTCAGGAAGTTGTAAATATAGCATCGAGACATCCCGAGGGAGAACAATGGATGTCGCCGCTTGTCGAAGATGCCCGTGTGCAATGCGCTGCTTTTGTCTCTGCACTATATCAAGAGGCAGGCATACAGGGGTTGAACTCAATTAACGGGAATCAGCTTGTAAATCAGTTCGGTACGGCTTATCACACCGCCGGAACGGGATACGTACCGCAGGAAGGCGACATGATAGATTGGAAAGACCATGTCGGAATCTATGCGGGAAACGGTGAGTACATAGCAAGAAACTCGACCGGCGGAGTGCATCGCGGAAGTATGTCGGAAGCAAATCAATGGTTCGGTAATCCGATTGGCTACGGATCGATAGGTGAATACACCGGAGGCAAAACAGTAACACTTACGACTGATAAAATCGGTAAAAAAGCCAATGAGGCGCTGAGACGGTTAAATCAGGCTAAAGAAGAGGCAATCCGGTTGTTTTCAACGATGCAGGAATCTATAGACAGCGAAACCGAAGGTGCCTACATGTCCGGTATGAACAAACTGGCGGAAGACATCAGACAGAAGCAGGAAGAGATTAACAAGTTATCTAATGCCGGTATTCCGAAAGACGCGGTAGAACAACTGCAAAAACAGCTCAGTACATACGGAACGGTCATGAAACAGAAGCTGACCGACACGTGGACAGAAAGCTGGAACAAAATCAAGACCGAAACGAAGCAGATAGGTGCAGAGCTCGCCGGGGACTTTAAGGCACTTGCCGATGCCGAATATGAAGCTACAGTTAATGCGCTCAACAAAGAGAGAACGGAACGCATAAAAGAAGTTTCTAAAAACAAAGAAGACAAGGAAGCGATGGTAGCTGTCGAAGAATGGTATACTGCTAAGACCGCCGAAGCCGCAAAGAAACGTACAGATGCATATAGAGAGTCTTTTGAAAAACAGGCAAAATACGCAATAGATAACCATCGTTCAGATCTGCTTAGGGCATTAACGAGCAGCCGCGACGGACAAGATTATATGAATTGGAAAGGGCAGACAGAAGCCCTCGAAACGTATCTGAGTATATGGAAGACGGGGCATGAGTCAATGCAGTCGCAGATCGCAGAACTTGCGGAGAGCTCAACTGATAAATTCCAAGAATTTTTCCAAAACATTTTGACAGGATCAGAAACACTTGGAGACTCGCTGTATAATCTCATCACAGGAATCGGAGAAACAATACTACAGCAGATTACGCAACAGTGGGCGGGACAGTTGACAGAATCTCTATTCGGCGGCAGCCTGCTCGGTGGAGGAAATAATAACAACAGTAACGGCGGAACATACGACAATGGTATGAATACGATGTTTGACGCGTTCAAAAACAACCTAAGCGCGTCTAATGTAGCGTTAGGGCTTTTCTCCGGCAGCACACAAAAAGGCGGAATGGTCATGGGTGCATACAACGTCATCCAAAATGCCATTAATACGGGCACAAAGCCGACAGAAGTCGGGGCAACCGTTACTGCTACAGGTGCTTTAGCAGCATTTACTACAGCAGTCGGTGCGGCTACTGTAGCACTGCAGCTTATGTCTGCAAAATCGGGGTTCGGGTTCGGCATGTTTGGATTTGCGACCGGCGGACCTATCAGCGGTCCGGGGACGGCTACATCAGATAGTATTCCGGCTTGGTTGTCTAATGGTGAGTACGTTCTCAATGCTGACGCTGTCCGAAAAGTAGGATTACCGCTGCTTAATGCAATCAACTCGGGACGTATGCCGCGTTTTGCAAAAGGCGGGGCGGTAAAGACTGCAGACATCCGGAATATAGAGTCAACAACGATCACGAAAGGCGGAAACAGATCAGTACATTTAGACATCAATACTCTTGATGCTGCATCGTTTGCTGATTTCTTGCGTAACGGTGCCGTAGACGAAATTCGGAAAGCATTTTTTGAAGAAGATTTGAATTTTGCAGGAAGTAGCGGGGTGTTCTGATGATACTTAAGAAATTCCCGGAGGATCTTAACGGATTGGCTTGGGAAAGTATAAAATCAATGGAATGGAATACAAAAGTACAAAAATCGGGAAGCGGTAAAGTACGTACGCTTACAACACAGCTATTGCCGAACTGGACGATAGAAACGAAATTCCAGATATTGACTGATGAACAATATAGAAAGCTGCTGGGATTTGTAGCGCTGTTAAAAGGCGCACATATCCCTTTTTTGTGGCTTGATCCGGAAGACTATGAAGAAAAAGGAATCCGATTGCCGTTGATCACGGACGGAGCCTATCAAGCCGTTATGAAAATGGGCGACTATGTAGAACCTGTCGAGTATATCGAAAAAGTGACGGTATACGTAGACGGCGTGAAACAAGCAAACAGCGCATACACAGTTACCGGCGGGACAGTGAAATTCAAAACTGCCCCGGCAAGTACGGCAAAAGTTACGGCGGACTATACATACTACTGGAAAGTCATGTTTGCAGACGACGGAATAGATATCGAGCGGCAGTATCTTAACATCAACAAGTCTAAAACATTTAAGCTGGAGGTAGTCCGATGAAAACAGTGAATAAATCTCTGGAGACCTATCTTGAGATAGAAAAGAAGATTACTTCTTGCGATCTATACGAGCTTGTCTTAGATAATGGTAACAAGTATTACTACGCCGATACCGATATAGATATATCGTTTAATGGGCATACATATTTACATAACGCATTGTTGATTAAGCGACAGCAAGTTAAGATTCATGATCGTGTGGTAGTTGACACGATGACCGTCACCGTGCAGGCGGATATCAACGACAAATTAGAAGGACTGCCGTTCTTGCGAGCGGCGCACAGCGGAGTACTTGACAGAGCTAAGCTGTATCTTCGCCGCTGTTTCTTTCGTGATCAGTCAGTCGTGGGCGCGATTGACCTGTTCGGCGGAAATGTAGAAGTCAAATCAGCAGGCGGCATCAAGATTGAATTGTCTGTCAAAGCCGAAACACAGGGTCTGAATATGGAATTTCCTGTCCGCAGGTACTATCCGCAGGGAAGCTACACGACGAACGAAGATGGCGTTATTTACAGCAAAGAAACCGACGCCGCTACGCTGATAGCTCCGTTTGTACCGAGAAGAGAGGTACTCATATGACAGACGGCGAAAAAATAGCAAAGGCCGCTGCAGCATGGTTAGGCACGCCGCATATCAACGGCGCAAAGGTAAAAGGCCGCGGTGTAGACTGCGGCATGCTCTTGATAGGCTGCGTAGAAGACGCAGGACTGCTGAAAAAAGACAGTATCCCGATTGAGCCGTACTCGAACGAATGGCACTTGCACCATAGCGAAGAGTGGTTCTTGAGCTACGTGCAGAAGTATTGTAATGAAGTAGAGACCATGCAGCCCGGGGATTTTCTGCTGTATCAATTCGGACGGTGCGTTTCACACGGGGCCGTCTATGTCGGAAAAGGACGGGTTATTCATGCTTATATAGACCGCGGCGTGGTTATGACGGACCTTTCCGACGTAATGTTTTTCGACGCAAAAGGCAGGAGCCGCCTGCGTGGAATTTACCGATTTAACAAAAAGAAGGTGAGACGATGAGCTTTTTTCGCGGACGTACGACAACGACAAGAGCAAATAAAATAAGTGAATTTACAGTCAACACCGCGGAATACGGAGCCGTTGTACCTGAAATTATCGGTACGGTACGTACTGCGGGAAATGTGATCTATTATGACGATTTCACCGCTCACGAACACCGCGAAACGCACAAAGCGGGGAAAGGCGGCAGATCTAAGCAGGTCAGCATTACTTATACCTACACGGTAGCCGTAATTTTGGGACTCTGCGAGGGTCCCATTTCCGGAATCGGAAAAATATGGATCGGTAAAAATGTACACAATTACCCGGCGGACGACATTCAGATGACGCTGTTTGACGGCAAAGAAAACCAGCAGCCGTGGGCGTACACGCAGGGAAAGCACCCGGACAAGGCCTTACCGTATCCAGGACTGGCATACATGGCGGGCGTTATTGATCTTGGTGATTCTGGCTCGATGCCGTCGTACAATTTCGAGGTCAAAGGCAGGCTATTAGAAACCGGCGACGGCGTTGATGTCAATCCTGCCGATTATATCCGATACGTACTTGATAAAATCGGTAAAAAGGACATGCAGATTATCGGGCTGGACAATTATCGGAAATACTGTAAAGAGGCCGACCTTTTAATTTCCTCTCCGCCCGACGAAGACGCGAAAGCCGCCCGGGAAGTCGTAAATGAAATTGCGAAACTGACGAATGCGTATGTTTTTTGGAGCAATGACAAGCTAAAAATTGTACCGCTGGCAGATAGACCAGTCGGCAGCTGGGCGCCGGATAAAACGGGCATTACAGACCTGACAGCAGATGATTTCCTGCCGCAGTCCAGCGGGGCTCTTGTGACGTACAAGAGAAAAGACAGCTCTGCGATTTATAATCAGTTCCCTGTAGAATTCATTAATCGCGCGAACGGCTACGAAAAAGAATCCGTCAGCTATGAATTTACGGAAGACATCAAAAACTACGGCGTAAGAGCTGCCAGCGTAACGAACGCTCATTATATTTACACGAAAGAGCGGGCGGTAAAAATCGCTGAACAGCTGGCAAGAAACAACAAGTACGAAAGAACGCAGTACACGTTTAAATTAGATTGGAGTTTATGCCGGCTGGAAGTTGGCGATTTAGTGCGGCTAACCGATGAAAATTCAGGGATCTTTGAGCAGATCGCAGTCATCAACGGTATCACCGAAGGCACCGACGGATGTCTGACGGTAACGGCCATATCAAGAGCGCCGGGAGACTATCCTGCGGCAAAATACAATGTGCATGCAAACGACAGACCGTACATCGACTACAACAAAACAGCACCGGACACCATCCCGGTTATTTTCCAGCCACCCGCAGATCTTACTGCCGACGGACTGGAGCTATGGATTGCGGCAAAAGGCAAAGCCGACGGCTGGGGCGGATGCACTGTGTATGTCTCTGACGACAACACAAACTACAGGACCGCTGGGCAAATTGCAAGCTCCGCGCGGTGCGGTAAATTAACACAGCCGTTGTCACCGATGCCGAATCACCCATCGGGTAATCGAGTATTTGTAACATGTAATGATCAGCTGCTTAGCGGTACGCCGCAGGACGCCGAACGGAAAAATACGCTCTGCTGGATAGACGGTGAATGCATGAGTTACGTTAACGCCAATCTGCAATCAAACGGCGCGTGGCTGCTGTTGGGGTTATACCGCGGACAGTGCAATACGGCAGTAAGAATGCACGCTAAAGATACAGATTTTGTCCGGCTTGATAATTCGGTATTTAAAGTGCCGTTCGCGAAAGACGACATCGGCAAGAAGATCTATTTGAAATTCTGCTCGTATAACATCTTCGGTGCAGGTAATCAGGATCTGTCCGAAGTCAAAGCTTACGAGTACACACTCACACCGTACTACATCCCGCCCGTTACGGACATCACAGCATATAACCGTTACAGGCAGCTTGCCGATGGTGTATCTCGTTATGACATTGTGGTTAATTGGACACCGCCCACGCTGCAGAGTTACCTGCAGGGCGACGTATGGTATAAGACAAGCAATGGGCAGGCAAAAGATCTCGTCATAAAAGAGGGCACGAAGGGATCTGAACTCGGATTTGATGGTGAGTGGACGTTTGGCGGCAGCGGAAAAGATCAAGTTGTCATTCCGCAGGCCATCGTTGGAGATACCTACTTAATCGCCGTATGCACAAAAGATGAATGGGGCGAAACGACAAGCCCGGACACATCTCCGCAGCTAAAGATCCTCGTTGCGCTCAAGACGGAAATCCCAAATACGCCCGACGGATTCGGTATAGACTTCGGGTCTGTCTGTACTGCAAGCTGGAAAGAAGTTACGAATACCGACGTCGCTTTTTACGAAATTCGAACAGATGATAACGCGGGCGCAGAAACGTCTGGGCTGTTAGCACGGACAAATAACCTGTCGGCGATACTGCAGCTGACAGAACGAAATGGGAAGTTGTATTTATACGCAAAATCAGCCATTGGTAAATACTCCACCCCAGCGATACTGCAGTATAACAAGCCGGTACCGAAGAAACCGAATCCGCCTGTGCTCACAAGTACAATCGGCGGTTTCGGGCTGACTGCCGAAGCCATTCCGAAAGACTGCGCCGGGATGAACATTTATATCAGTGGTACTGATGGGCAGAAGACAATCAAGACTGAAAACAACAGCTACAGTCATACTTGCGGCGCAGGTATCTATGACGTATCTATCGCCTACTATGACTTATTTGGCGAAGGTGAAAAATCAGGAGAAAGCCGTGTTGTCGTCAAGATCTCGATCAGCAAAGAAATGCTTGAAGACGAGGCGGTTAGTATTGCGAAGGTAGACGCGTTAGTTAAGCAAAAGCTCAACGACGGCGCAATCGCAAAGCAAGACGTAACGACAATAGTATCTAACCTTGGAAATCTCATGCTTGCAAAAGCGAATTACAGCGCCATAGCTCAAATGACCGACGCTATTAATTTAAGAGTGCAAAAAGGCGACGTGATCAATCAGATTAATCTATCGCCGACGACAACGACGATTGCCGGTAAGTATCTGCATGTGACAGGGCAGACTGTTTTTGATAACAACGTCATTGTCTCAAGAATGCTTGCAGCAAAAGCCGTTACTGCTGATAAATTGGCAGTTACATCGCTGTCCGCAATTACAGCGAACATTGGGCTGTTGAGGACAAAAACAAGCGGGGCAAGAATGGAAATTAAAGATAATTTGATTGAAGCATATGGTTCTGACAATAAAAGGTATGTAAGAATAGGAGTTTGGTAATGACGCACGGATTACAGGTTTTTAACAGCAACGGCGATGTTATTACGGACTTAACGAAACGTTTTGCAAAAATTATAGAAAAGAAAACTGTAACAGGAACCGGAGAAATCAACGTAGCTGACTACGGGGCACAAAATAATAAACTTTGGTATTTTATCGTCTCTCCGTCAACAAGTGATACCGAAGATATATTCCCAGTGCTGCGCATAACTGATCAAGGTAGAAAAATAATCTGGAAAGGTATAGGAGAACCATTAACTTTTTATTTCGGAGTTTACTGATATGAAATTTTTTGAAATATTAAATCCGGACGGGGCGATTGTGATTGACGATACGTTTAAGAACATTGAACTGTTAGATCACTTCTCGATGTCCGAGTGTCGATTTCGTGCTAAAGATGGCCATCCGTCACACGGAACGTACTATTTGCCGCGGTCAAATCCGAAGGCGACATTAGTCGGAATCAGCTTGAATGGATTAAATAATGTGGCACGCTTTGGATTTTCTGCCAATATCGGCGGGATAGAATTTTATGACAGCCACAGCGGCATAGAAAACTATGGTATAGAACCTGTGAAGAGAGATGATATCGCGAGTAAGTCACATGTTTATCTATTTGGGTTTGGCGACGATGGGCCGTCGGAACACGGAACGGGGTTAGAGATTTGTAATGCTGACGGGAAGGTCGTGTACAGTTCCGCTAAAAGGTACCTTAATGTACTTGGGTGCGGAAGTGAAAAGAGTGAAACGGTGCAGATGAGTGGTACAACCATCGCATTTACACTCGGCACTGACCACGTTACGAAAATATACGAAAACCATAAAGTAGGAGCAAAAGGAGTTGTATATAATAGATATCCGAGATTTACAGTCAATGAAAATAGTATTTCTGTCGGAATGTTGGAAGCACAAACTGTTTATATACCGGACGACGACGCGCCGGATTGGGGGTGGCACCTAATATTTCACTGTTACTATAATTTCGGTTGGTTAATAGGTAATGTTGTTATTTAAAAGGAGAAAAAATCATGAAAAGAACATGCAAAGTGAACGGTAAAGTGTCATATCCACAAAACGACGGGGTTCTGACAACGTTCAGTTTTCACAATCCACAGACAGGTGAAGTTTACGCTATGTCAACAACGTCGCAAGAAGAGACCGATGAATTGAACTACGGTGATACTGTCACACTGGAAATTAAGAAGTCCGAGGTAGAGAAATGAAACCGCAGACATTTCAACATCCGGAAATTCGGGATGAGAACGACAACATAATACAGCCGGGGGCGTTTGGGAAAAACACACCATTCTGCACGAAGGGAAATGACGGTATTTTAGACTATGTTGCGAATGATCTGGAGTATCTATATAAAAAAAGTGTGTCGGCGGATAACGATGATCTCAAAGCAAAGTCATTAGCGGTGACTGGTACGAGTGACCTTAACTTAGTCAATGCTGATACGGTCAAAGCAAAGTCATTAGCGGTGACTGGTACGAGTGCAGCACCAACAGCACCGACAGGCGACAGTTCTAAAACAATTGCGAATACAGAATTTGTGCAAAACACAGTATCTGGACTTGTTGGAGCCGCACCGGAAACTCTTGATACGCTTAACGAATTAGCGACAGCACTCGGTAATGACCCGAACTTCGCAACAACGGTCTCTAATCAAATTGGCAAGAAAGCAAATCAATCGGATTTAGCTGCGATATCAACAAAAGTAGACAAAAAGGCGGAGCGGACGGACTTAGAATCCACGGCGTCATTTGTCAATCGCCTGCAACGCAAGAAAGCATATAAAGTCGGCGATATCGTTTATTCTGCAAAACTGCCATCGTGGGCGTATCTTGAATGCACGCAGGCGGGAATCACGGGAAATACCGAACCTAATTTGTCAACTATATCGGGGGGGTAGAAGTTAATGACGGAAGCGTGAAGTGGACAGTTAAAACGGTAACAGGGAAAGAGTATGTAGATGAGAAAATAAGAGATTGCGAACCAAAGCAAAAAGTAAAAAACATCAACGTTACCATAGTTAATCAGCAAGCATTATCACAGATAGAATGTAAACAAATCGGGAAAGTTGTCATGCTGGTTTTTAAGATAGAAAAAGCTACTGATGGCGGAATATACACAATCGCAAAAGGTGTTCCTAACATGCTTTTGCCGTATACTTTTTCTACGTCAAGTTTAAAAGGAAATGTAATCAGAATGGGGATCAAAGACAACAATCTTAATATACATTACTCTAACGATTATACATCGGGTGTTGGAAATGAATGCGAAGTTACAATAACTTATTTGACATCAGACTGAAAGGAGTAAACAAAATGCAGGAAATAACAGACGGAAGTGCAAAATTCAGAATAGTAGACAAAAGAATGAAAGCCAGAGCAACCGGAATCGTAAATAAGAAATTTTTGGGGAATATTGGATTTGTGACGCCGCATATCGGTACCGTCGTTGCGGAAATTGTAGGCTATACAGAAGAGGGATATCGGCGTGTAAAGTTTACCGTGCAATGTGCATGCATTGATTCGGGTACAAATACGACAGAATTTAGATGGCTGAATTTTTACAACAGTTCAATTGGTATTGCTACTGCATATTTAGATAGATATCCGGCGTCAAGGTTCGTAAGGCATGAATTACTTACGTATCCGATGATGTACTGTGATGTGCTGGCGAAAGAAGAAAAAGGTTATGGTGTGTATGTAGAACTTTCGGACGGTTTCGTTTATTTGTCACGCATGTATACGTCTGACGGTAAAATTGGAAATTATCCGAACTCGATGTTAAAACAAGGAAATTGCATATTTGAGTTTATTTCTGATTTTACGAATGAATGAGGGGACAACATGACTTTTTTTCAAAACTTGAAAAGGAAAATACGTAAGTACAATAAACCGCCGGTCTGGTGGGGCGGGTTTGTTACCTGTGTTTTCGTCTTGGATATTATAGACTTTGCGGAATATTTCTGCCGAACAAGCATTAATCTCTTAGATAAATGGGAATCAAAGACGGTCGTAAGTGTTGTGTTGATGTACATTCTGTCATTTATCAACAGTTCATACGGCGTCGTGCTCAATGCTTATTTCTGGCTGATTATCATCGACATCTCTACCCGCTGGCTGGCTATCGGGTATCAGTATCTTGTGGATAAAGGCATGGATCCCGATTACTTAACAACGAGAGAAAAGCTGTACGGTATAATTCTTGCGTTCAGTGCAAAGCGGCTAAAATCTAAAATCATGCTGTGGGGGTTTCTGACAAAGTTTATTCTCTTCACAATTCTCATTCTCACGGCTTCGCAGATTGATACGGTTTTATCGGCAATAGAAATCCCGCTGTCGTGGCCGGTACTCAAATTCATGTTCGGGTACATCTGCTACAACGAGATACTTTCTATTTGTGAGAATTTAAGAGACGCCGGCAATCATCATATAGATAAGTTGATAACATTACTTGATAATAATATTTTCGCAAAACTCAAGAAATAGCCGCTAAATAGCGGCTATTTTAAATAGGAGGTACTTATGACAATAGCCGAATTTAAACAAGAGCTCATTGATAAGAGAAGCTATTTTTATCAGTTTCCGTGGCCGGCTACTACATACGGACACTGGTCGGCCGGACGGTACTTCACAACGTTTAACGACTATCATTTTAACGTTGACGGCGACGGTGAAATCATCTACACAAGACCACTCGATGAAGTACCGAAAGCAACCTGGCATAGGAACACAGGTAGTATTGCAATTGCTTTATGCTGCTGCTATAATGCCCGTCCGAACGATTTAGGTGAATACCCGCCGACTGCGGCACAGATTGAAACTTTAGCGAAGATGTTCGCGGTTATAGCTGAGGTTTTTGACAATCCGATTGACCGTGAGCATTTTATGACACACGGGGAGGCCGCGAATGACGACGGTTACGGGCTGTACAGCGGAGAGCCTGACTGCAGATGGGATTTAGAGCAGCTCTGTAACGGAGATGAAATCGGTACCGGCGGGGACATCATCCGCGGAAAAGCACAGTGGTATTTAGAGAACGGGGTGTAAAAATGAACTATCAGGAAAAAGCAAAACAGATTGTTATCGATTACTACAATGAACATGTAGAGATAATAGATAATAAAAAACTGACAGCAGAAGAAGTTTTTATCGTATGGTTTAGTAAAACATTGCAGAACTGGAAAGCATTGGTAAGCACGACAATATCCGATGGAATGTATTACGAAGTCACATACAACGGAGATAAAAAAGAAACATATCTTGATGCATATAAAAAGTGGGAAAATGTTTGCGTAAAAGATGAGGAGGACTGATAATGTGGAAAATCAAAAAAGGGCTTATTTTATCGGCGGTCTTGCTGTCGCTGTGGTTGTCGCCATTATTTTGTGGTTCGCATGTGCAGGCGAGACAAGCATTCACGATTTACGATACGGAGCTGACGCAGTTAGAACAGAGCTTGACAACGCTCGAACAGCACAGCAAAGACAAGCAGATACTCTTGGACAAGCAGTCGAAGCAGCTGAGCGAGGCTCAAGAGCAATTGAAAATAGCGAACGAGCAAATCAGGAAATCTCAAGAATTGAACAAACGGACGCAGAACTCATTAGAGAAAGCAAATCAATACTTGAAAGAGTACGAGAAAGAGGCGGAACGGAAAATCAGAATTAAGACAAGGCAAAGAAATATGTGGATTGTTATCAGTGCGGTAGCCGTGGGAGCGGCCATCTCCCGGAGGTGATCCGATATCTACGAAACGGGGCGGGAAACCGCCCTCTTTTTTATTTGCGCGAATTAATTTATAGTGGTATTATATAGACGTCAGAGGGAAACCTCTGTGGGTTTAAATAATCTGAAAAAGGAAAAGGAAAAGGAGCAGGGAGAAATCCTTGCTCTTTTTCTGTTGCATGATATAAAAAATAATTATAACAAAATACTTGAAAAGATATTGACAAATCAAACATGATATTATAATATATAATCACTGTCTCTTATACACATCTCCGAGCCCACGAGACGGAGCTACATC